GATACCCCATACTTTGCTTCAAGCTCCTGACGCATCTCCTCCATGCGTTCCTTGACCCTTGGGTGATTAAGAAGCTGCACAGCGGAAACGTTCGGGTTTTTGTACCCAGCATCTCTGGCCGCTGCCGTCTGTGTCATGTCCTTGTGGATGTAGTTATCGAGAAACTTCTGCTGCGGTGGCGTAAGTCTCTTTTCCCCTTTGGCTATCTGTTCCCCGACTTTCGGCATACTGCTCCCCGGTGTTATCCCGAACAATTTATCGTTATCCGCTGCTGCGGTCAAGTGGGTGCTGGATTGGTCAGGGCCAGTCGGGGCCAGCATTAAAATTACGTCAGGGGGGTTTTGGTATATAACCCCCCCTATAAGGGGGGTGACGTAGGTGACGTAAAATAACTAATTGATTTTATTACATTATTTACGTCAAATTAACTTTTTGACGTAGATGACGTAAACCGATAAACCATTGATATTATTACATATTATACGTTACGTCACTTACGTCAACTTTTGACGTGATTTTTTTTGACGTAAATTATCGTTTAAAATCAATGAGGGTACTTTTCATAAATTATTTTATATTTTTTCTTGACTATAGTAAGTTTTAGTATATTATTTGAATTATCTTAGAGAAAGGAATTATCCAAATGGGATACACAGATAAAAAAACTCGCATCGTCCGAGATCTAGAAGGCGACATCTTTGATAGCAACCATGTATCGAGAAGGTTCTTCCGCGCTTGGTTGGATGGCTCATATTTGGGCGAAGATCATTACCGCGCTAATCGTGCGTATTTACGCGGTCAACTTATGGAGCATGGGGTAGGCATCAAATTGGAAACAGCCATCCGTGGATGGGTTATCCATGAGTATGCACGTTTTACCGCTCACGATGCTGACTGTTCAGTAGGTTATGCCAAGACAATTGTGGCACAACATATTCGTTCTTTACCTAATCCGTTAGGCGCTGACTTACTTGCGACCTACACAGATTTATTAATTTCTGATGCACTTGATTTGATTGATGATGAGATCAAGGAACATCTGAGAGAGGTAGCGGCATAATGAAAAGATACTATGTAGACTACTACCCTAATCAGTATGATAATTCAGTCAGAAGTATTTATTTATATGCGTATAGTGCAGATCAAGTTCGTGCAATGATGGCTCACTATAACGTGATTACAGTAGATCAAACAGATTAAGGAATAATTAAAATGTATTATCTAGCATATGGAATGAACACTAGCCGCGATGCAATGGCGGTGAGGTGTCCGAAAGCAAAACCAATGGGCGGATTTTATCTGCCCAACCACCGTTTGATTTTTCGGGGCGTGGCTGACTTCCGCTACGACCCTGATTGTGTGCTTCCTGTGGTATTGTGGGAGATCACCAACGAATGTTTGATTGCGTTGGATAGGCTTGAGGGCTACCCGACTTTATACAATAGGCGTAAGATCAACGGCAATTGGATCATTTATGACATGAATGGCGACAAGGGCAACCTACGGCATCCGTCAAGCGGTTACTATGACATGATTGAGAGCGGCTACAAAGACTTTGGCCTTGATGATTGGTATTTGAGAGCGGCAAGGGAAGATGCTTCTTTCAATGAGGCGAAGAGAAAGGAAACAGCATAATGTGGGAAATTACTTTTAAAGATATTATTGAAGCTGATAGTGAAGAAATGGCTTATGAAAAATTGCTTGAGTATTTGGAAGACTGTGTAAAGTACAAAGATGTGAGCGTTTTTAACTTTTACAAAGAGAAAGATACAGCATGACTTATTTAGAGAACTCAAATTTTGTTGAACTGTATTCAGATTTAGCTGAAGCAATTTTGTTGGAACACCATCAAGGTAAAATTCAAATTAACCAAATTGAGGCAAACGGTGACGAAAGATACACCGATGAGGCTCAAGAGTTGTTTGATGGATATTGTAGCCTTGTCTTAGAGGTTCTTGAGAAAAACGGAGTAAAACAGAGGCTCACAGCATGATTGATTGGCAAGATTGGGTTATTGCCGCCCTGATTATGATCGGCGTTTACGGTTGGCTGATTGGGGCGGTGCTTCAATGGTGGTAAAAGGAGAAATAAATGAAACATGTGCATTTTGTTGGGTTTAGAACTGACGCCCAACATAGTGCTGCCGTTAAGGTCTGGGGTCAACCTGACTTTGTTCACAAGTGGCACGACAAAAGAATGTGGGGAGATATTGACCCCGACAACGATATTGTGGTTTTTGCCGAAGGAGCAACTCTCCAACCGTCCAAATGGACATGGCAAGATCACCAACTTTGGTAATTAAAGCCCCCGATTAGTCGGGGGTTTTTTTGTGACCACCGTGCAGCCGGGATCGAACCCGAACAATTTGTCGGGTTATTTTTTTGTCCCCGATCCTGACTTTTTTCTTGAACTAAAATAATAGTTATTGTATTAATAAATAGTTTAGAAAAAAGGATAATTAATATGGCTAAATTAAGAGCAATTATTGTAGCAGATATTGAAGTAAGTGATTTAGAGACTGCTTTAGAGTTTGAAAACATTTTAAAAGGCTATGCCGAAAAGATCAAAAATCATGCTGACCCCGATGCCAGTGTACTCAGGGGCGATGATCTGATGATCGAAAAGGTTCAAGCTATGATCCCGATGCAAGAGCGTAGAGGCTCAACAGGTGATCTGGATAAAATTGTTTTTAGAGGACATCTTAAAAAACAATAAACACACTTGCATTGCTATCTTTAGCATGTTATAGTAATTGAACGTGACAATTTCCTTATTAGGGTTTGGAAATTAAGCTAGCGGAAAGACATTGGTCTGCCTTTCTGCCTCACAACTATATGCCCCTCAGTCTCCTATCTGAGGGGTTTTTTTTATTTATAATTATTTTTATTTACCCTCTTGACATATATATAAATTAGTTTATTTTTTGCTAAGTCTAGCATAATGGAAAGGAATAAAATCATGGGCTTAGATATGTATTTAAGAGGTGACAAGTTCATCACAACATTTGATGATACGAAGCGCGATAAAGACGGTAATGTATTAAAAGTCAAACGACCTGTCGTTGATGGGTTCGATGTTGAGACATATGTTCTTGATTTAGGAACGTGGCGCAAGTTCGCACCGTTGCACATTTATATTGTAAACGAGTTCGCTGATGGTGTTGATGAATGCCAGAGAATTGATCTCAGTGCGGATGAGTTACGCAAGATTGCAAAGGCATTGCGTAAAAACGAATTACCAAAAAACGATGATTGTCATGGATGCTTCTTTGGTGATGATGAATGGTGGGACGAATTAAAGTCCGAAGGCGAGAAACACGCCAAGCTATTTGACAAGGCTGCCGAATGGGTTGATGAAACCCGATGGGCTAGCGTCACCTATCAGGCAAGCTGGTAAGGGGGCTGACATGATTGATAAAGATTCAATTAAGGCTTACAACAAGTTTTACAAACCGTTGAAGGGTGCAAAGATTGTAGACTTCAACATGGTCAAAGATGAGTTTGACCCCCATGCCTACTGGCCCACTTTTACCATGCAAAAGGGAACTGACAAGTTTAATCTTGTCCTCTCTCAAGATGAAGAGGGCAATGGCGGTGGCTTTGCTTTCATTGAGGATGTGAAGTGATGCCTAAAATTTCAATTCTATGGGGTGAAACTCCCGAAGATGGTCAAAAAGCTAAAACCTATACCTTCAAAACTAAAGCAGAACTTGAAGCGTTTAAACTTGGCCTATCCGAACATGAAGGTTTCTACGAGTGGGAAGAAGTAGAAGAAGGTTATGTTTTTAGATGGGATCAACCACGGCTTCATACACTGTCTGAGTATTACCGAAAGAAGGGCATATGATGTCTGAGTTCTGTAAAGAATGCGATGGTTGGGGAACGATTGAAGTTGAAGTTCCCCGACTTCACAACTTTGACCGTGACGTTGGTTACTTAGACGTTGGTAAAATTGAATGCCCCGAATGTAGGGGTAGTGGAAAAGAGGAGTGTGAAGATGAGTGATATCTACGCTAATAAAGTGCCGTGGGGAGCGGTTGCGCAAACGATGGGAGTAGGGGATGGTGAAGATTACGTTCCTAAAATTGGTAATCGCATGGGTTTTATTGAAACCATTAGCGATACTTTAAGCATTTATAGACAAGCGATTAAAAGCGAACTTGTACAAAACGCCCCATTTGCCAATACAATGCTTATGAGAGAGACAGTGGATCATATCAAGAATGGTGACTTGTATCACATGGATGATGATTTCAATGAAATCTTAAAAGATTATGGCAATCAATTTGACAATGTTGAATTTAAAGAAATGAGATTCAGTGAATTTACAAGACCGCCTTCAAAAAAATGTTATGTTCGCATTTCTCAAGTTGAGAGTTATTTGGGTGATGAGGATATTAAAAATGTTGGTTTTATCACTGAGTATTTTGAAGATCAAATGACCTCTGTTCGCGTGGTAGCGCCTCTTAAACCGCCAATGCCTATTGGTGCTTATCATCCAACAAAGGGGATTTTCTGGCCTAATTATGATGGCGATAACTTTGATGATTGGAGTGAACATAAAATTCAATTTCATACAAATGCCATTCTTTCAATTGCGGGTGCTTTTGAACTTATTAATAATCCACGATTTGTTTTGTCTCAGGCAGCGGGAACAAGAGCGCAACGGAGACAGATGAAACGTGAGCAAAATATTCCTGTTGAGGTATGGCACAAAATTACTTGGAATGTTGATGAAACCACAGTGGTGGCAAATGACAATGACCGTGGCGGTTGGCATATGCCTCTTCATTATACAAGAGGTCACTTTCGTAAAGCTGAACCGCATTGGGAAAATGCTGTCTGTCGTAAAGATGGAAATTATTACAAGTGGATTGAAGGATTTTGGTCTGGGCATCCAGCATTTGGAATTAAAAAGGGCTATCATGCCCCAAAAATTGGAAAGGTAGCATAATGTCTATTGCAGATGATACGATGTGTATGCATTACACACTTGAGCGGTTGGGTGATATAAAGACCCAGACTGACTTACAAAATTTTATGGAAGAGATCAGACACAACATTAGCGTGAACGATGAGCACCGTGAGCTTAATCCAGATGGCGATATGCCTGACGGTTCTTTTGTTGATGATCCTGATGATTTTGATATGAACGCCGCGCTTGACAGAGTTAAGCGTTACTACATTGAAAGGGCTTTGACTAAGACCAGAACATTTGTTGAGGCTGCTAAGTTACTTGGCTTTTCAAATTACCAAACCATGCAAAATTGGATGGATAAATTAGGAATGGATAAATAGATGATTAAAAAACAATTAAGAGAGCATGCAATGTTAAATGAGAATAAAGTTGAAGTCGTTTATGCGGAAAGTAAAATACATGACCTTGTAAATTCATTAACTAATAATGAGTTTGTTGAAATGTTAAATTTAATATCAGATCGTTGTATAGTGCAAAGTGAAGGTATTGACCGATTTTTTACATTAGATTTAATTAATGCAGAAATGAATGGTTCTACTATTCAATTAAACGTAGGGGATAGTCTTAAAAATGATTAAATACTTTACCTTCATGGTGCTGACTTATTTCGTGCAAGGCGAACAAGTCACGCATAATATTTTGTTTCCGAGTTATGATGCTTGTAGTG